ATCCTGTCCCGGCTTGACACCGGACTTGGCGCCGGGATCATCGCCCCTGTAGGGGCCGCTGGTGGCGCGCGTGCCTCGGCTATCGAGAGTGGTGACTTCACGGCGATGGCGTTTGCGGGGGTTATCTCTCTGAACTGTGCCGTGGTGATGGAGAAGATTTCGCGGAACGGTGGGGTGGTGGCCGAGTTCGGTGGCGATTACGGCGAGCGCGCTCTTCGTCGTATCTATCAAGGCTCGCACGTGGACGCGGCGCTTGTGTTCGGGACGGCGGGGGGTAATGGCTCGAATGGTTTGGAGGACTGACGATATGGATGACGCGGCGAAGGATCAAGCCGAGGGGGATGAACGCCTCCTGCGGTTGGCGGACAAGCTCCTGGGCGAAGGGGCCTATGCTCGGGTGGGGCCGGTGCAGGTTGAAGAGTTCGACTTGATGCAATGGTTTGCCATCGACTTCGCTTGCACGACCCTCAATAACTTTTTGGCCGCTCCGGTCGGTTGTGGTACGACGGCGTGCACTATCGGCCACGCGGTCGCGGACGAATGGTTTTCATCACGCGGGTTGGAAACCCATTGGGATAGCATCACCGACTTCTTTTGCCTTGCCGGAGGTGAGGTGAGTACACTTATCGGTGGGCGCGAGGACATGTATCTCTTCTCGATGGGTGCCTATGTCGATGACGACTATGTCCCCGACCCCAAGACCGTGGCGGAACGCCTCCGCGAGTTCGTGGTCAACCGGCAGGGGACGGGGGCGTGATCGCCAGATATCGTTTACTTCTATTGCTCGTTCGAGTATATAGAGGGTGCTTTGAATTTTATACGTGGGAGTAGACATGCTTACATCAATGATCAAGATTGACGACCGGACCTGGGTAGCCCAGGAAGCAGTGGTCGCGATTACCGTGCCCAGAGAGTCGGCGGAGAATGCGTGGAAGGTCATCGTCATGTTGGTGAACGACCGGGACATCACCTTCGTCTTTCCATTTTCGCACGCGCCCGAGGGACGGGAACACGCCGAGGCGAAGGCGCTTGCATTCCAGCAGGAACTGCTTGAGAAGGTCTGGGGGTTCGGCGGATGACGGGGAGAGGACTGATGACCGCGAAGGCGCTTGAAGAAGCCTGCTCGAATACCTGGAGGACGGACCCCAGACCTACGAATACCTCCTCGACGAATTTGTGCGGGAAGGGGTCACCGAGATTGACGTGCAAGCCGCCATGTTCCGGTTGAAGTATCCGGAGATGGGGAAGACGAGGGTCCGCCGAACGGGGCGCATTCATGGTCAGAAGGTCGTCATCGGGTGGGCTCTGATGGGGGTCGGCTGATGGACTATCAAAAGCAGGCGAAGGTCGAGGCACGCGATGAATAGGCCGGTGGATACCGGAGGGGCCGTCGGGCGCGTGGTGTCGGGCTCCTTCCACGGGGATGGAGCATCCGGAGTAATTACTCCGTGGGCCTTCCTGCCAAAGTGGGTCACCGTTGTTGGCGGCAAGGTGATCGCCGGGCACGTTCACGGGGTTTATGGCGGTGAAGGGTATGTGTCCCCCTGGGCGATGGCCCGTGCGGTTGAACAAGGAGACGACTGATGCAAGTCACAATCACGCGACCGGCGCTCGTTCGAGTGGCGTCGATCTTCACCGCGCCCGTTGGGGTGGGGCGATACGCCCTGGCGGGGGTCCACTTCTGCAAGGCGGAACAAGGCGGGCTGTTCATCGTATCAACCGACGGGCATCGGATGTCGGTGGGGCATGACCAGGATGCGCGGATCGAAGGGGAGGACTCGGGGACGTTCTACTTCACCAAGGAACCGTTGCGACGGCTGACGCCGCGCAAGGGCGAGGCGCTGAAGCTTCGGATCACCGGGGACAAGGCCGTGCTCTATAGCAAGAATTGGGACGAGCACTGGGCGGAGGTCATGACGACCTATGTGGGGTTGGTCGAGGGGTCTTATCCGGACTGGCGGAGGATCGTGTCACTAGTTGGTACGGCGGGCATGTCTGCTGACGGGGCCTTCAATCCTGACTACCTCGGCGACTACGCAAAGGTCCGGAAGGCGCTGGGCCTGGGGGATGGAGCATTTACCTCGTTTGTCGGTCGTGCGGGCAAGGCGCATCTGGTCTATATGGCCGGAGCGAATGACTGGTTCGGGGTGATTATGCCCTGTCGGGATGAGAACGAGCCTGGGCAACCGGCGTTTTGGGGGAGGGAAGTGAGCCCAGGCGGAGGGTAAATGCTCTGATCAGCCGAAACTCTTCCGAAAAGCCATATCAGGCGGAGATGACCTTGGCTGGCTTGTTGCGAGGTGTTCGCAGAAAGGCCCAGAGTTATGGCTGCTGGTTCGGCTGGCTTAGGAGTATGAGATTGTTGAGTTTTTTGTCTGATCAGCCAGATGCAGCCAGATGCAGCCATAACTCTGAAAAAGAGTTGTGGCTGATCCAGCCAAGCTAACCCTTTATTCCTCATGGAAAAAATAAATCTATACCGAATTCAGCCACAATTACCGTGGTTTTATGGCTGCCGGTAGGATATTTATATTCCTAGGAGCAACTGCCTATCCTCTCATCTTATCCGCCATCTTGGCTGATTGGGAAATTGCCGTTTGTCCATATAGGTTTAATGCAGCCAAGATGATTTTGCCATCTTGGCTGCATCTGGCTGATTGGGCAGAGTTATGGCTGATTGGGCATAAAGTCTCATAAATGACACGATATGCGGCGAATTGCCGCCTGGGCCTCAGAATTGATGGATTACCCCTTGACTTGTCAAAACTGGCGCGATCAGGCATACTCTGCCCTCGCTCGCGCGCGCTAACAGAACAATGCGCGTCGCAAATAGGACAATTCACTGAGGAACCTGCCCCCGTGGCCAGCAACGACGACACCAAGACCCCGAAGAAGCGCGGCGGAACCACCGGCAAGAGGTGGAGGGCCAAGTCGTCTTCAACGGGGAAGGTCGTTGATGTTCAAGCCGACCAGACGAACTGGCGGCAGAAGCTCCAACAGTCCCGCATTAAGTTCGACGACCCCCAGAAGGATGTCTATGTCACCGAACTGCGCGAGCACGGTCTCAAGGGCCGTGCCGCCGAGGCTGCTGGGGTATCCCCCGCGACGGTCACCAAGCACGCCTCGATTGATCCCGACTTCTCCGAAGCGCTCGACGAGGCGCTCGGCACATACCGCGACAGGATTAGCAACCACGTCAACCTCGCCGGGACGGTCGGAGACCTCATGCCGATATTCCACAAGGGCGTCCGGGTCACCGAGCCGATCTTGAACGAGGATGGCACGCACGCGCTCAACGACAAGGGCGAGCCCCGCTACCAATTCGCCGAAGTCCGCCAGAAGAATTATCAAATGTTGGCGATGGAGGCCAAGCGCGTTGAGCCGTCATACCGCGAGAAGACGACCATCGACCTCAACCAGAGCGGCGGCGGAGTGTTGGTTGCCCCTGCCGGGGTCACCCCTGAGGAGGCTGTCGAGCGCAACACCGAATTGAACGCTGAGAGTGAGAAGGCGCATCACGCTCGGATGGATGAAGTCAAGGCCGCAAAGGCCAAGGTCGGAGGCCCCAAGACATGACCGAGGCTGCCCTCGGGGTCCATTCCCCTACCGACATAGAGCAGGCGGACTTCAACGAGCGCCTCAAGGTCGCTCAGGCCCTAGAGACGGCGGTCCCGACCCGAACCTTCATGGGGCAACCCGTTGTCTGGATGCCCCAGAACGGCAGCCAGTCGCTGTTCATGTCAACCCCCTTCTTCGAGGCGCTCTACCACGGCACGCGAGGCCCGGGTAAGACCGACGCCTTGATCATGAGCTTCGCGCAACATGTCGGCAAGGGATACGGCGCTGCGTGGCGCGGCATCATATTCCGGCAGACCTACCCTCAACTCGCCGACGTTCAGGCGAAGACCGAGAAGTGGTTCCGCCAGATATTCGGCAATCGGGCTAAGTTCAATCGGTCCAAGATGCAGTGGGATTGGGACACCGGCGAGGTGCTGCTATTGCGTCACATGGCGCGCCCCTCCGATTACTGGAACTATCACGGCCATGAATATCCGTTCATCGGCTGGGAGGAGCTTTGCAACTGGGCCGACGACACGTGCTTTACGAGCATGTTTGCCTGTTGCCGGTCGAGCACGAAGGGCGTGCCTCGGATGGTGCGCGCCACGACGAACCCCTATGGACCGGGCCACAACTGGGTGAAGGCACGTTACGGCCTCGATGGCAAGTGGTATCGCGCTGAGATCATCACCCTCGAACCGACCGACACCGAGGGGCGGATCGAGCCTGCGCGCGCCGCCTACTACGGCCACATTGATGAGAACAAGATACTGTTGCTCGCGGACCCTGACTACAAGGCGACGATCATCGCTGCGTCGAGCAACCCAGCGATGGCCGAGGCGTGGCTGTTCGGCTCATGGGACATCGTGGCGGGTGGCATGTTCGACGACCTGAACTGGCCCGATTACCGGAGAACCTTACTCGATATCGCGTCTCGTCGCAAGTGTGATCTTCGGCATTATCGTCGATCTTGTCCATATCCTTCTCAGAGCGGGGCAACGAGGGCACCGTCCGCAGGAATTGGAGACATTCGTCCGTGACAAACAGGCCGGGTATCTCCCTGGGCCTGCCTGCGTTAGGATGCGCCGCCTTCATCATCTTGCGCATGTGCTCGATCCCGTTCTTGACACTGCCAGGGCGCTTGTCCGCCCGCTCCCAACCGATGCCCCGGTGCATCTCGTTTCCAATGCGGACCGACCGGCCCATATCCATTGCGATTGAAACACCGTTCTCCACGTCGTGGATCGAGTTGTCGGCTGGCCCCGCCCTAACG